ATCTGCTGAAACACCAAACATATTTAAGTTAGGTGGAATCAGATGAGTTATTTCTGCAATCTTATCTTGGTTTTTTAGGTACATAAAAACCCCATTCCTTTCGTTCTCTCTCTGTCAATTTATTGAATTGACCTTGCCAACAAGTCCGACAGAGTAACGACTCGTTGAAAAGGGTATTGCCTACAAACCAAGCTAATTTATCTGTTTCTGTAATAAAACATCTAGCACATTTATAAGCTAATTTTTTTGTTTGTATTGTTAGTTTAGGCATATTAATTTAATACCGAGTGTCCACGATTCACTAGACATTTACGATATATTGATTGATGTTGAGTTTCAGCTTCAGGGCTTCCTATCCAATAAATAATATTACCAATGAAGTCAGTATTATTATCTGCAATAGTTTTACAATGTTGTAAATCGTTTGTAATTTCTTTTGCTTGGTCTGTATTGAAAGTTCCTGATTTTCCAGCAGTATCAACTATTGGATTGTAGGCACACCCATTTAAAAAGGCGACAAGTATCGCAAGTAAAAGTAAGTTTTTCATAACTATTTATCCTCTCTCTTTATACTGTTGCTGGATGATATTTTATTTGATGTATCTTCCAAGCAACTTGTTTTCTTTGAAGCCTTATCTTCTTTAGCTTTTCCAACAAGTCTTGTTCTCTCACTATCTGCTTGTCGTACTTCGCTTGAAGCTTCACTATTTGCTT